AATCTTGACTTCGTTGTAGCCAGGGCAATCAACATAGCGGAACCTCCCGGGATCAAGATATACAACACGATAGTTGTCCCGAAGCGCACACGCCTCAATATTTTTGTAGGTCGTAACCACGCCATTAATTTGGTCATACAGATTATCCGTTACGATTAAGATTGTTTTTTGCATTCACTTACTACCTTGAAACTGTCAAATTTTAACCAACTGGTCATTGTCGAACGTGCTCGTTCACATTCAACTTGCGTAGGGAATTCCAGGGTCACTCTCCCCGGATTGTCCCTTGGATCGTTTACGTGTACTGCCAGTATTATCAGTAACCACATTGTCGCTCTCCTGTGTCCACGTTACTATTTCCCAACGACCGTCATGATGTTCTACAAGTGCTGTACAACTTTCGACCCAGTCGCCGTCATTCATATAAACAACACCATCTATTTCTTTAATCTCTGCATGATGTATGTGTCCGCATATTACTCCGTCATATCCACGTTTCTTGCAATATGCTGCTAAATTCTTTTCAAATTGAAACATAAAGTCACTGGCTTTCTTAACTTTGTGTTTGAGATATTTACTAAGGCTCCAATAGCCAAACCCAAGTTTATGACGCACCCAGTTAAAACGGCTGTTCCAGTCTAACACTACGTCATATAGTTTATCACCCAAAAATGCCAACCAAGGGGCAAGCCGAGTAATACCATCAAATAAATCACCATGTGTAACCAAATAATGTTTACCATTTGCACCTATATGTTCTGTTTGATTTTGTATTTCAATTAGACCAAAACTAAATCCATAGGGTATCATCGGGCGCAGGAATTCGTCATGATTTCCAGCCACGTATATAACGCGAGTGCCACGTTTAGCGTGACCAAGAACCCTACGAACGACATTGGTATGCGATTGTTTCCATCGCCATTTGTTCTGTTGAATTTTCCATGCATCGATAATATCTCCTACAAGATATAGTGTGTCGCATGAGTTATGTTTGAGGAAGTTGTTGAGCTTGTCTGCTTGACAATCTCTCGTACCTAAGTGTACGTCAGAAATAAAAATGCTACGATAAGTTTTCTGCATAGCAGTATTTATCGTAGCATGGTGTGTGTAGTGTTACACTTGTGTTACAGATTTAAATCTTTACCAATGTCCACTTAGCTGTAAATGGTTTACCTTCGGCCTTGTGTTTCAGTATCTTTGCGAACTCTTTTTTACGAAGTTCGGCGATGGTTTCTGTATCATGGTCGACGCAAGCCCTGTACAGTTTAGCGAGTAGCTTTTTCTGTTTCATGGTTGTGTCCTCCTTACAAATATTTATCAGAAACCTACTGTATAGGTCAATGCTCCTGACTTAATACCAGACTGCTGCTGGTAACCAACGCTTAGGCCAAGTACCTGATTTGGAGTAACATCATAGCTAACCCCAGCACCAATTACAGGAGTAGTTGAACCAGAACCTGTTAATGGTGTGCTAAAGTTTTGTAGACCAATGATATTACTTGTTCCACTTAGTGTGCCCTGTTTGTTGACCAAGTTCTTGATAACACCAGCGGATACAAATCCACTCCACTTGTCATCAAAGTCATGGCTAACATTAGCGCCAACTAACAAATCTGTTTTAGCCTGTGTTATACTGTTATAGGTAACAGGGTAAGTAGCACCTGTTTCTGTATAACCATTCGTGTTAAAGTTAGTTTGACGAACCCCAATATAAGGACTGATATTAGTTCTGTTGGTTAACGGTGTTGTGTAACTGGCCTTAACTTGATAAGCATTGCCGTTAGTAGAAGTCTTGCCCTGTGCTGATTCTGAATACAAGGAACCTTCACGGTTAACACTTAGATTGCTGGAAGCTGTTGCAGCCGCAGCACTGATAGTTAGACCTTCACCATCGCCATCTGCATTCCAGTTGGCAAATACACCAACTAATGGATTAGCAGAATCTTTAACTCCACCGACCACTAAGTCGCCAAAGCTCTTGTCAGCAAATGCGCCAACACGCCAGTGTTTGTCAATCTTCTTACCAATAGTCAATGAACCTGATTGGATCTTGCCTGCACCGTCTGTAGTAAAGCGTGAACCTGCGCTAATGCACATACCGTTCTCACCAAACATTGAACAGTCGTAGTTCAAACCACCACCAAGATTAGACATCTTTAGTGTGTTTATACTTGACAAGCTACCAGCAGTTTGTGTAATGCCGTTCATTGTGGCAGCAGAGCTCGGAGTAATTTCAACAGCAACATCATTGGCGCCTTGTACAATGCCAAATCCTAATGGACTGATATTGTCTGGGCTAAAACCAACCAATGAATAGTTGCCGTTTAATGTGCCTGCTGTTAAGAATGTATACTTGCCATATTGGTACGGTCCAGCAGCAGAATTAAATGCCACTGCGCCTGCAAGATTAGCAGTACCAGCGACTTCTAATTTCTGTATGGTGCCAGGAGCAATATTTAAAACTGTAGTACCGGTAGGAGATTGTGTATAATTGCCTACTGTTACTGTGCTGCCTGCACCTGTAAGATTATAAGTACCGCTGTTGTTTACACCGCCAACTGTACCACCTGTGTAATTAAATGTACCTGAGTTGGTAACATTACCTGTTGCGCCGCCACTCATTGCAAATGTATTAGAGTTAGTAACACTGCCTGTTGTACCACCACCAATGGCCAACACACCTGTGTTGCTGATATTACCGGTAACGCCACCGTTTACTACAGCAGCACCACTGTTGGTAATATCACCAGTTGTGCCACTGTTAACAGTAAGCCCTCCAGCATTGGTAATAGCACCAGTAGTACCAGTGTTAGTAAATGACCCAGTTGAATTGTTTGTAACACTGCCAGTTGTTCCGCTGTTAGTAAATGTGCCACTATTAGTTACTGTAGTTGTTGTACCAGTATTGGTAAATGTACCTATGTTGCCTACAGTACCTGTTGTACCTGCATTAGTAAATGTATCAGCGTTAGTTACATTACCAGTCGTACCTGTTGATGCATTAGTAAATGTACCGCTGGTATTTGTAACAGCGCCAGTAGTAGCATTGTTGGTAAAAGTACCTGTATTGGTAACATCACCATTAGTACCATTGTTAGTATATGTTCCAGCATTGGTAACTTCTAATGTAGTTGTTCCTGTTGGGTTAGTAGCTGTTGTGCCAGCAGCATTGTTAACTGCCACAGGACCTGTCGGTGCTGGTGGTGTTGGGTCGGGTGTTGGAGTAGGAGTTACTACTGCTTCAACTGCTGCTTGGATTGTAGGATCGTTGGATACAATAGCACCGAACGTTTGACCATTTTTAAGTGTAGTACCCTGTTGTCCGCTGACTAATAGAATCGGACTTAATGCTGTATCACCAAGATTAAAGTCACCAATACCCAGTGTGTAGGTACCATCTGCTAAAACTTCATATGACGCTACCTGCCAACCGGAGCTACCATAACTGCCCACGCTCCAGTTACCAGCACCAGTATTAATAGCACCAAGTACGCTGTAGTTTTGTACATAGCCGTTGATCTTAGGTGTAGCACCACCGGAAGTTGCTACCAAGCTGGTTAAGCTGGTATCGTTCCATGGTGTGTAGTCTGTGGCTACAAAGTTCCAAGCAAGAGTAAACTTAGTGCCTGCTGTTAAATTTAATCCGCTGTAGTACATGTATGATGCATTAGTTGGAGTAGTCTGTCCGCCTGCTGCCTTGGCTACTAAGAAACTTTGAATAGATGCTTTATCGCTAACACTAAGACCAAAGTTACTGGCCATAGTATTATACATTGTTGAACCAGTTGGCTGTAGTGCTGCCATGTAGTTTCCACTGTAGGGATTAATTGACCAAGTATTACCGCCACCTGGTGTATAGTTGGTCATAGCACTAACAATGTTAGCACCTTTACCTTGACTATTCCATTGTGTGGCTGATTGCGCACCTGTTGACGGACTTAGTGTCCAACCAGTTAATCCACTGTCAGTGAATCCCAAGTTAATACCGTCTGCTAATGCTGACGAGGCAATTACAGTGGCCATAGCTATGGCCAACAGATTTCTTTTGAATTTCATTTCCGATTTCGCTCCCGGTTATGTATTTCTATTTAAACGAATGTACCCAATCTTAAAATGCTGGGTTAATAAAAGTATAATATTACTGTCTTACTGTTATTGGTGCACATCCACCTGCGGTAACACAGGTAGTAGTGATGTTGTAAATTGCTCCACCATTTTGTATCATGTCAATGCTTGCTCCACCACCGTTATTGATTAATTCTATAGTGGCTTTATTTTGTGTGTTGCCTTGTTGTACAGATGACACTGAATGATTATTACCTGTTAGCTTAAGATCAAGGTAATGCTGTCCGGAATCTTTCTGTACTGCGTTAACACTATTGCTACTACCATTAACTGTGACAAACATTAGTTTATTACCATTGTCTGTTTGTTTTGCCGTAACATTATTGGTATTGCCAGTGATGGTAGTTTCCATATAATGGCCACCAACACCGCCTGCATTAGTCTGCTGTGTAGTTAGAGTGTTACCGCTTCCGTTAATGTCTGTAGAAAGATAGTGTCCGTTAGTGCCTATGGCTATTCCCTGTGTCGTTCTTGCCTGATTTAAATTTAGTGTGTTTGTGTCTCCAACTACACGCAGATTAATTTCATTGCTGCCGGGATCAGTTGTTACCCCCTGACGAATAGTTATGTTGTTGTAATTGCCCTGTATCTTAGCAGCTTGTTGGCCAATGCCTTTGATAGTGCCGCGACCGGCTTGATCAATAACGACAGTATTATTGTTACCAATTTGATCGATGTGTATAGAAGCATCTGCATAACTTCTGGCACGATAAGAATCTACACGAGCCTGTTGCTGTGTGGTAATTGAAGAACTGTATTGTGGTGCGGGAGGCGCAAAATAGGTAGTGTCAGTAGCTAACGATGCTGTGGGTACAATGGTCCAATATGTAGAGCTGGGAGTGTACCACTGGAAGTTTACCATCTGCCCGCCACCATTTTCGTAATACATTATTTCTACAGGCATAACGCCAGCAGTCAATGTAATAGCACCAGATCTAAAATCTCCACCGCTTTCTATCCAACTGTTGACTACAAATACATTATTAACTTTGATGCGGATACCGTCATCGGCCTGGCCACCAAAATAGTAGGTACCAGATGTTGGAATATTAATATAGCCGTAGAAGCGAACTATAAAACCATCACTACGGGTAGGGAGACCGGCTCCGCTACTGGTAGTCAATCCTACGGTGTTTACAGTGCCTGTAGTTAACAGTGTACGATTAATGATGTTTCCAGCAGCATCCTGAGTATATCCTGGCTGAGCTCCACCGGCAAGATAATTTTGATAGTTAAGACCTGCGGTTCCTGCTGCCAGAGTCGTAGGAACAAACGCTGAAAATACAGGTGTGTGTAATAGAAAGAATAATGTGATTATTAGACGTTTCATTTTTGTATTAGGGTAATAATAGTACCGCCGCCGCTGTTAACACGATTCTTAAATTCTAAACTACCCTGTGTTTGATAGATAGTTGAACTTTGACGTGTTGGTGTAGTTACGCATTGGATATCGCTGCCCGTGTCGCGGCATAGTGTAACCTTAGGTTCGTCTAATTCAACTGTGATACCCGATGTTGCTACATAATCCGGTAACAGTCCGCCTTTGGCTGTGTTTAATAAATTCAATTGCGCTTTCATTTGTGAGTCAAGTATATCCAATATATTGGCAAGGAAATCTTGGTCAAGGAAATTGCGACTTAGTTTGTCTTGAAATATTTCTTTTTGTTGTGCGTCAAGAGCATTAGTTAACCCTTGTTCTTTTAAGAAGTCAACGTCTAATGCTGACTTCATTAATTTTTTCTGTTGTTCTTTATCATCTTGATTAAGTTCTTTAGGCGGTGCAACAATCAACATATTGTTAATAGCATTTTCGCTGAGATTTAATATCACTGGTTTCTGCGGAAGTGTGCTACGACTGTCTACTTTAGTTGCTTGGAAAGGTTGATTAAGGATAACACTGCCAGCATCAGTAATAACTTCAATCTCACCTGTCTTACAGTTTAGTTCAATGTCACGAACATTACGAGTGCTGCGATCATTAGGGCAGCTGGGCAGTAGAATAACAGTACTGCGACCAAGCTCATCTACTGTAGCAGTAAAATCAGTACCACGAACAGCAATAGTAGCGGTAGGGGTATTGATTGCGACTTTATTAGGATTATTATGAGCAATAGCACCTGAAGCGTACCTAACAGTGCCTTGAGCCATGTTGAGAGCAAGTTTACCAGCCGCGGGCTTTTTAGGATCGTAGACAAAGTCGTCGATAACCAATTTACTATTTTCGTTAACCTGGACTTTAGTATTATCTTCAAAGGTTATGCCCACCTTGCCCTGCGCAGTCTTTACGGCGTCGTTCATCTCCACGCCGGTACCTTTCGAGCCTGTCAGGCTTTGTGCCTTTCGTTGAATAGATGGTGGGGTATTGATCTGTTCCGTTACGGTTCCTATTGCTGAGTAACATAGCTCGTATGTACCCAGCAATATTATCGTTATTATAAACAGCCATGGTTTCATGTGTCTCCTCATTTAAACCACCTTCACACGATTATTAATTACGTGTGATGATACTAAATGTATTGCCACTACCGACACTCTTAAGACCAATAGTTGTATCAATACTTCCACTCTGTGTAGTTGTAACTGTATTACCAGAACCAGTTAGGTCAATGCCAGCATTATGCCCATTAGCACCGCCACCACTTTGTGTTACTGTAACGGTATTACTTGCACCAACTGCTGTGACATTAACAGTTCCCTTATCACCAGTTAAGTCTGTATAGACTTTATTGTTTGTACCGCCACTGGTTGTAATAGTCTGTGTAGTGCTGTCTGCATTAGCTCTGATACCTAAGATACCTGCACCGCCGGTTTGTGTAGCATTTAGAGTATTACCAGTACCTGTTAAGTTAATCATAGCTGTGTTACCGCCATTGGCCTGACTAATATTAACTTGGGTATTGGCCGCGGTTCCTTGACCGTTGGCATTAATATTGATCAATCCAGTGTTGGTTCCACCTGTGGCATTGTATGTTAAATTAACTCCAACTCCGCTGACTACTGTACTGTCAATGCCAAGGCTTAATGTGTTGCCTGCGCCAATCTGTGTAATGGTAACATTATTGCTATCGCCATAGATCGTTGCTGCATCAGTTTTCAAACCATTGGTACCTTGAATGCTTTTTGTAGTAGCATTATAGTTGGCTGTACCGACACCCTTGACTTGATTATTGGCACCATCTTGAGTCATAGTAACGGTAGCATTATCTCCGCTTTGGTCAATGTAAATGCTATTGTCCACAGCAAAGCCCAATCCTGGCATCGCAGACAGAATCAGAATTGTGAATAATTTTCTCGACAATTCACCAGCGCCTTTTTTGCTTCTATTCATTTTGTTTACATATTAGACTACTTTATCGTCTAATCGCTCCTTGGGCAGTGCCCATTAATGTACTTTTAATTTCCTTTGTGTTTTCCCATTACCTCGACAGTTGTTAAAATGAAAACACATTTATTTTAACATGACTTACGTTTCTCTACGTTACTACAAAAATATTTAAGTGCCTATACCTAAATGTTATACTCCGCTGTTAAATTTCCAACACTGTTAAAAATCTAACATGTTGTAAAACCAACACCTTATTTTGTTTCTGGAACAACTTCTGGTGCTATTGGCTCAGGTTCAAATCCGGAACCTTTATGCCAGACTTTTTCAACTGGTGGGTATTTAAATTCCCAAACACCTTTCTTAGCACCTTCTTTAATTAATTCAACTACTGCCATTTCGACTGTTGCTTTAACTGCGTATGTGCCTGGCTCGTTAATTGTTAATCCTGCTTCTGCTTCAAATGATTGTGTTGCGTTATCAAAAAACTTTAATGCTGATACTGAGTCTGCTGTTGATAATATGGTTTTCTGTACAGTTACAGTGGCCAATACTTTACCTGTATTAACACTGACAGCACGTACACTGACTGTTACAATGTCCTGACTCCACTGTGTTTGTTTACCAATACCAAATATACGCATACCAGCACCACCACTATTGGTACTTGCATCGTAGCCCACAATTCCGCCTTCTATGATCATGCCAGCAAACTGCATTGGCATCAAGGGCTTGGCATTAGGCCCTTCGTAGGCTTCACGCATCTGACGAATAATAGTACGTTCTTTGGTCAAATTGTCAATACCCACACGTTCGACAACATCAAACCATTTACCCTGTCCAACATTTTGAAGTGATTGGATTAGGAATGTTTCAGCACCCTGTGTAACTGCTGTTGACAAACTGGCTACGTTAGCCTGTGGTCGACGCTGTCCTGTTTTATCTTGGAAACTGTAAACTGCTACGCTGACTGGTTTGCCAGTAGCAGGCGGAGGCAGTGTTTCAAATTCCTTTTTCAACATGCTGGTAGTCAACGCAGGTTTCTGTTCGCTCAAGCCTGTGCTTTGGATCATTGCGCATCCAGTTAGTTGCACCAGAAGTAAAGTTAACAATAGCTGTCTCATATTAATTTCCAAACTGGAAAGAATTTAATGGTATTGTTACTGATGTTTTGTTACCTGCGACATCTGTTACCTGCATAACGATGCCGTCAAGATTCTTGTACCAAGTAATGTTGTTTGATTCAAAGTCAAAAGATCCACAGGGGCTTGTTAATGAGCTGGTTGAGCTTGAACAATTACCGCTGTTGGCAAACATTGATGTTGCAAGATTCTGTGATATCTGTGCGTAGATACGCGACTCAAGATTGTTTAAAAACTTCTTAACGTTGGTGTTTTCGGCATCTGCCTTTTTCTTATCAAGAGACGCTTGAATGTCTTTTTGAAGAGCGATTCTGCGTGTCTGCTCTTGATTCTCGATAGTTAATACGTGAGAACTGTAACCAGAGCCACTAAAGGCTGGGCTTTTGAATTGGTAATCATTAATTGGCGCGGAAATTGCCATGGCTGGCAACATTGCTAACGCAATTACTATTCTTCTCATTGTTTTCGCTCCCGGTACTCGGTATTAGTATTTAACTAATGGACAGCGAAATTAAATGGTAGTATTTACGATAGATTAAAACTTTGGAGCAATAGAAGGGCAAATTTCACGCAACTGGCCAGCAGTTGGTTTATATAGTGCGCCCCAGTTTACTACGTAGCTATCTGGGATTTGTTCTCCAGATATTGTATATTGATAAGAACCTTGCGATAAGAATAGTATACCGGTAAATCCAGCATAATCTTTATAGCCTTGATACATAGCATTTAACCACATACGTCTAAACCCAGGAGTACCTGCTGCGGCTACCAGTTCTGGGCGAACTTCGCCGAACCAAGCAAGACAGGCTGCTTTCATAAACTTAGCTTTTGGAAAATCTGGTGGTAACGGTTTAGATAATTCAGTAGCACTAATTGATTTTCGAGAACCAGTCCAACCGCCTAAGGACTTAGTCATACCAGATTGCTCTAAACTAATAACAGAAACTAATCTACCTTCTTTTGCTTTAACTTCTACTTTACCCACACCATTAACAATAATGTCTCCACCCTTGCCAAATTCTTCTGTAGACGCACCTTGGGCATAGGTAATATTTGGACTCATGATAGCCAATGCAGCTTCACCCGGGCCTGCATCAACCTTGCCTTTATATGTAAGAAGACTATCAAACAATTTCTTAGCAAATGGGTTCACTACAAGACTTGATAATTGTGCAGCTTTTGTCATACCGCCTGCTGGAAATGCCAGTTTATTATTAACAAACTCTACTGGTCTGCCTTTGGCGTCTTTTTTCTGGAATTCAGCAATAAATGCTTTGACTTCCTGAGCATTTCCAAGTGTTGGAATTAAACGATCAAGTTCGGCTATAGCAGCCGCAGCATCTACGTCACCACGTGCTTCGATGTATTTCTTAATACGACCAGATAGTGGTTCGCCTACAAGTACTTTATACACCTGCTGAAAAATAGGTGCATCGTCGGGCTTTTTAGCAAGTCCGCGAATAACACGTTGCTTGACGATTGGGTCTTCTGTTAGGATTTCAAATGCTCTCATACGATTATTTATCGGATTTCAGGGAACAGGCATTCTTGAATAAAGACCTTAACATCCTCTTCAGATAGCCCTAAACTGACCATTACACGCGGTGTATGCGGGTTGCACTTCTGATTTTGAGCATAGTAGTTCTGCTCAAATGTGTTATCTGCTATTGTATGATCAGATTCTTCTACTGTACTCAAATAGTGCGAGATTGTAGTTCGAGCAAGATCTGCAATCTGCTGTAATTCTTCTTCATCGCTGACATTGCCCGCAGCTACCATACTTTTACTGAATATGTTAGTGGCCCACTCCGGTAGTTCACGTTCTTTACGCCACTCGAGTTTTGCCACTTCATCAGCGAACCATTGCATCATAGGATGATTAGCATCATTAGTCTTGCTATAATCGTGAAAACAGCCGGTAATTTTATTCTTACCAGCTATTACGTCAAATCCATAAATTGGTGCTGAGTTGTGAGTATGTGGAAAGATGCAACAATGCATCATCCATAGCCCTTTTGTTAGCCGAGCATCGACGACATCAATGTGGGCCCGACGGAACTTGTTGCCAGACCATACACGATTAACCCAACCAGGCTGATTAAAACGATACATTCCAGGTTCGCTGACTTCGATCCCAGCTTGCTCAAACGATGCTTCGAGGAGGTGTTGTATTTCAATTAGTGTATCCCAGACCTTACTCTCCACGGTACAAATCTCGCATCATCTTAATAGCGTATTCAAATGCTACTCGAGCTTCGTCTCCAAGGTCATCGGTTAGAGTTTCACGGATAGCTGCTTTGAGTTCATCAGCGTTTTCAAACTCGTAGAACTTGCCACTGCTGATATGTGCTACCTGTTTCTTAATGATTTGACCACCGAATAAGTCGCCCATATGGCGGCAGTATAGATGCGCTTTAATAAGGTGTTTGCGTTCTGGGTCATTGCCGAGTTTGTGTAAGTACGTTTGATATTCGAGTGTAGCTGGTGTTAGATAACGATAACTACAATCATCAATTTCTATAAAGTCTGCGTAGATTGCTTTTAATCGTTGGATGCCATTTAGGTTGATCATCATACCTTGACGCTTGGTATACCATTCAATGGGATCGTAAATGGCCAATAGATTATAAAGATAGTTAGCGTAGTCGTTCTTTTCAATTTTGCCGCTAAGTAACATCTTAGCGAATACTGTTGTTTCTGCCTCGTGATGAAGGTCTTTAGTGATTTCTCGTAAGCTCATTATTCTTCTTCCACTTGTATACGTAAAGGGCTACCGTTAGCTCTGGCAAGATTAGTTGCTTCAATGCCTCGCTGTTCGGCTATCTCGTATGTATACACACCGGCAATGCCGCTGCCCGTATTGTGGATTTCAAGAGTGATTTCTTTAGCACGAGTCTCATCGTGTTTGAAAACTTGTGTAAGAAGTTCAATGACCAGTTCCATAGGAGTTTGATCGTCGTTCAAGAAAATTACTTTCCATAGCTTAGGCGGTTGCAATGCTACTACAATCTTCTCGTCAATTTTTGTATCAGTGGTCATCTTTTCTCCAATCTTATAAGGGGGATTTCTCCCCCTTACTGTTATTATATTACTTAATCTCTACAATGTCAATCACTTTTGGCTTAGCAGATTCTGGAATATTGCGTACCAATTTAACAATTAACATACCATTAGTGATTTCTGCACCCGTAACTTCAATGTGCTCAGCAAGTGGAAACTCGCGAGCAAAGTCACGTGTGGCCAAACCACGATGTAGATACTGTTCTGGTTGATATTCTGTAGTCATGCTTTCGCCTTTGATTACAAGAACATTGTTTTCAACAGTAACAGCGATTTCTGATTTGTTAAACCCTGTAACAGCAACCTGTATCTCGTACTGATTGTCACCAGTCTTGATAATGTTGTGTGGGGGATAGTTGTTAGACACTTGGTTAGCAAATCTGCGTTCCATTGTGTCAAACATTGTGTCAAAGCCGATTAAGGCTCTACTTAGTGTGTCAAGTCTTGATAGTGCGTTGTTGTTCATAATAGTCTCCTTATAAAGTAAGAACAATGGGGGCCTCGAAAGTACTCCCTCTTATAACTTAGTCTGCTTTCTTCTCTGTGAAGGTAGCATCAACTACGTTATCATCTGCAGGCTGTTGTGGAGCTTCGGCTTGTGCCTTGGCCTGTTCAGCTGCCTGCTTTTTCTCCAACAATGCTGCCATTGCTGGGAAAACTTTTTCAAGCTCTGCTTTAATCTTGTCAGCATCGTCGCCTTGTTTAGCGATTTCAACTGCGGTGATTGCCGCTTGAATTTCTTCTACTTGTTCAGTAGTCAATTGATCTTTAAACTCTTCAAGATCTTTTTCAATCTCATGTAACTGTGCTTCGGCTGAATTACGTGTTTCAATAAGAGTACGCTGTTTCTTATCTGCTTCGGCATTGGCTTCGGCATCTTGTACCATCTGCTGAATTTCAGCTTCAGTTAATCCAGAATCGGATTTAATAGTGATCTTGTTTTCTTTGCCAGTTGTTTTGTCCTTGGCGCTGATATGCATAATACCGTTGGCGTCAATGTCAAAAGTAACTTCAATCTGTGGCATACCACGGCGTTGTGGTTGGATACCTTCAAGATTAAATTCACCCAACAACTTGTTGTATTGTACAAGTTCACGTTCACCTTGGAAAGCCTTAATTGTAACAGCTGGTTGATTGTCTTCTGCTGTTGAGAATGTTTGGCTGGCCTTAGTTGGGATTGTTGTGTTCTTCTGAATCAACTTGGCCATTACGCCGCCCAATGTTTCAATACCCAGCGACAATGGTGTAACGTCTAACAATAGAACGTCCTTACGATCGCCACCGAGAACAGCACCTTGGATAGCAGCACCTGCGGCCACTGCTTCGTCTGGGTTAACATCCTTACGTGGTGCTTTACCAAACAACTTTTCTACAGTTTCCTGTACCTTAGGCATACGTGTCATACCGCCAACAAGGATAACTTCGTCGATGTCTGCGGCAGTAACGCCTGCATCTTTCATAGCAGTTTGGCAAGGGCCAACTGAACGTTGAATTAGTTCGTCAACAAGGCTTTCAAGTTTAGCACGAGTCAATTTAACATTCAAGTGCTTAGGACCTGTAGCATCTGCTGTGATATATGGCAGGTTAACATCTGTTTGTGAGGCACTGGACAATTCAATCTTGGCTTTTTCAGCTGAGTCTTTCAAACGCTGTAATGCCAATGTATCGTTCTTAAGATCGACTCCGTTTTCTTTCTTGAACTCATCGACCAAGTGATCCATAATGCGTTGGTCAAAGTCTTCACCGCCGAGGAATGTATCACCGTTGGTGCTTAATACTTCGATCTGTTTCTCGCCTTCCACGTTTGCGATTTCAATAATTGATACGTCGAAAGTACCGCCACCGAGATCGTAAACAGCAACTTTCCTGTCAGCTTTATCAGCTTTATCAACGCCATAACTAAGAGCTGCCGCAGTAGGCTCGTTAATAATACGCAGTACTTCCAAGCCTGCGATTTTTCCAGCATCCTTAGTCGCCTGTCTTTGACTGTCATTAAAGTATGCAGGTACTGTGATAACTGCTTGAGTAACTTCTTCACCTAAATAATCCTCTGCTGTCTTTTTCATTTTACGCAAGACTTCAGCTGACACTTGCGGTGGTGCTAATTCTTTGCCATTTGCCTCAATCCAAGCATCACCATTACTTGCTTCAGTGATCTTGTATGGCATTAGGTTAATATCTTTTTGTACTGCTTCTTCTTTAAACTTACGACCGATCAAACGCTTGGCAGCATAGATGGTGTTTTTAGGATTAGTAACAGCCTGACGTTTTGCAGGAGCACCAACAAGGATTTCGTCGTTAGTATAGGCGACGATTGAAGGTGTAGTTCTTGCACCTTCTAAATTTTCAATAACTTTGGATTTTCCGTTCTCGATAACAGCCACGCATGAGTTGGTGGTGCCGAGGTCAATACCGATGATCTTAGACATGTTTATCTCCTTATAAAGTAAGATCTAATTTGTTGAGCACTATGCTCTATAGCAAGCCCACTTGGTACTTGCTACGATTTTATTTATATCAAATATTTTCTAAATTACTAATATTTGACCATTTTTTAAGTTTTTCTATTTTAGCTGCCTGAGCCCGTTCAATGTTAGAGTAACTGACAATATCCATATTTTGCAGTATGTCAATCATAGCCAACATATCGCCTAACTCTTCTTCCAAGTGTTCACGATTAGTTTTAGGTTTTCCGGGTTTATAATTATCAAGTCCAAAACGGCTAATTTTGCTGACCGCTTGGATTACTTCTGCACATTCTTCTTGTAGAATGTCCATTACTTCTTTTGTATCTGTATTCATTTGTTACCTTTGATTTGCAAATGGTGTGATTAAACCACCATCGTATTGTTTAGAACCACGTAGTGCTCTATAAACATTCTGTACACCTACTGCTTGATTCCATGCATCTTCAAGTGCATGGTGAGCCAGCACAGGAGGACGATTAGGGTTGATGCCAATATCAAAAATTGTCCGTGTGTCGCGAACTTCCCAGAAACTCCAGGGAATCGCTTTGCCTACTTTACGGAATATATTTTCAAGAATAATAATGTCAAAGCCTGCACCATGACTCCAAACACGTTTAGCACCCCAACAGAATTTATACAACTGCTGTACTGCTTCTTCGATTGGAATACGATTACTGGGATCAAAGGCTTCGTCTTGTGCGGCTTGGCTTTGATTAGCCCACCATTCAAGAGTACTTTGGCTAACAGTACAACCTATGCGATCGCAACTGTCAACGTCTACTCTGACATAGAATTTTTCACAACTGGGTTCTTCTACATCCATACCAAAGGGATCAAATTTAACTGCTCCGATGGTAAGGATTGTGGCTGAGGGGAGGACGTCAAGCGTCTCCAAGTCTATCATAATATCTGTGTTCATACAGTTATTATACTACCTTTCTAACAGAATGTCAATGATTAATAAAGTTTAGGGGGGAGTTGTTGATCGCGGAGTTTTTTACGCCAACGTGCTTTGGCAGCACCTTTTTTGCGTTTGCGTTCAGTGGTAGGTTTTTCGTAGAATTCTTTGGCTCGCAGATCTTCCAAAACTCCAGATGTTTCAATTTTTTTCTTAAAGCGGCGCAGGGCCTGATTGATGTTCTCGTTTTCTTTAACGGTTACACGATTACCTTTAATCAGTTTGTTATCTGGTTTGTTTTGCATGATGTTGTATTGCGTTCTCCAATATTGTAATTATCTGGTCAGTATTATATATAGCCGAATTATTGACTAAATGTAAATCTCTAAGGGTGCCAAAGTAGTGTGAGTTTGGCTGTGCCGCGATATAGCCGATGATCAATTCAATTGCACCGTTATCGGGCTGATCGCAGTTGAAAATAATAAGGTCGCTTTTGGATTTCTTACTCAGCATCCATTCCATTGGATCACCAAACTTCCATACATAGTTGATAATTGAATATGGAGAATCTACTGCGAGTAGGGCATTAGATACTATTTGGGATTGTTCTGTTGTAAGATCTACTAATAATATTCTTAAACCGTCAATTAGTATATCGTCTGGTGGTGTTACTATGATAACCTTATCTGACATTAACTGCCTTTCTTAATTCGTTGCCATATTGTCTGTTCGCCTTGTTCTGCATTTTGAACATAGCCTTTTAAAATTCCTTGCTCTTCTTCACTTGATGCCCGTCCACTGTCTCCATCCACTCCACTATCTTTTTTTTTAGACTCTTCTTCGAGTGCTTTTTTCTCTAATTGTTCTTGAGCCCACTTGGCAGCTTCTGCGGCTGCATCGTCATCTGAAAAGTCTGCTTGAGGCTTGAGATAGTCATCCCACGGTAAGTGATCAATTTTGCCTATTTCTAATAGTTTACGCTGTTGTTTTAATGAGCTATCTGGATTGTCATGTTTCCATGCCTTCATTGCTGCCTTTTCACTGTCTGCGGCACCTTCAATGATTTCATGATCTTCAAGTTCTTTTTCAGCTTCAACTGCCTTCTCCGCTTCGGAGATCATTTTGTTCCAATCGTCTACACTTATACCGTTGATCTGTTCTACTTGATCATCAGTCAACGGACCATCGTCGGCTTCGTATTTTGGTTCTTCAGGTTTCCACATGGCAGGGAATGGCCAGAATGAACTGGCCTGTGGCCATACTGATGTAGGTTTATCTAATGCTTCGATTTCTTCTTCAGTGAACGGACGAGTGTCTTCTTCCTTTGGAGGAACAATAGCCATGGCAGCTTGATCTTCTTCATCCTTGCGGAACCATTGGAAACTGTATTGGCTGGCCAGCAATAATATAACTGCCAACGGATCAAACACCAATACAATAATAATGATTACTGCACGAACTGCTTTTTCTAAGAGGTTCGAGTCGGGATTGTCACCGTAAAGGAGTGCGGCGATGTATTTGATGGGTCCAACTTCAGCTTCAACTTTACGGAGTTCCTTGGCGATTGGAGCACGTTCTTCGTTGAGACTTGCAATCGTACTCTGGGCCTTTGCGATATCGCCTTGAAGTGCCGCTCGCTCACGCTGTTGTCCTCTACGCAAGGCTGCGGCTTTGTCTGCACCTTTTTCGTCATTGCTTCTTGACATGGTTTGATCAACCGACTCGTCCATTTGTCTAAGAGCTTTTCGAGCAGCATCAATATTGTCTCTTTGAGTTTTAATTTTTTCATCTATTAGCGCCACCTTATCCGCTACGTCACCTGTTGGAACTGCTTGGTCCAAATGTGCTTTTGAAAGATATCCAAAGATACCCATAGAAGTGATTAACATCAATATAGCGATAGCACTACATAGATACAGTTTAATTAGTCGGGGAGCTCGTTGCCAGTTTAGTTTAACCCATACTGTGGCAACCAGTTTACTAACCTCAAGCACCACCCCCATAATGATGATAGGGATAGCCGCAGCCGCAAAGATGGATACTAAACCTGCTACGGAATAATAAACTGCAACTGCCGAGATGCTGAGCCCGCTTAACAGCGTCAACCAGGCTACTATTTTATCGCTTGTGTTAATCTTCATGAATTAATATTTATCGTTAAACCACTGCCACCTGTTGTTTATGTCATCAAAACAGGCCGTTGATGACATTGTCTTTTCTGTATTATAGGCAAATGCTTGAATGTGTACACGTCGGCAATAACCATTACCACTTGGCCAAGTCATGACCGGCATTGCCATACCTGAAGCATTGCCTTGCTGCCAGCTAACTCTCTGACCATTGTCTGCGTACATTACTGCATGGCTGACCGCAGAATGATAGGCCTGTGATTGCTCGTTATCAAGAGTCTTGAACCAACCAAAGGAAAAATCTACCAATCGATTTACAAATCCGCCTGCACGATATTCAAAGAATCGAGGATTGTCTGCTTCTACAGCACCACAAGGGCCAAAACTAACGACCAGCAGTATTAACGATTTCCCAACTACCGTTCGGCTTTTGGCAACTAACGCCTTTGCGTTGAACATCTTGTCCTCCCTGTCTCATCCAATACATGAATTCACCACAGTTCGGAGCCATACCCGACTGCACCTGGAACAACCGTTGAATACTGTTGTCATTGCATTCCATAACTTCAACTTTAGAAGTTTCAACGGTTCCGTCAATGCGTGTTACCGAAACAGTTTTTGTTTTTAAATCACAAACCTGTTCAGCGGCACGGCTATTATCCATAACGGCAATCAAAAGAAACATTATGGCAATCACCGCCCATAATATTTCTTTTACACGATACGGATTCATCGAACAGATACCTGGCCAACTACTGCGCCTGGTTTCTGTAGAGCTTCATCGCGGCGACGTTTATAGTCTTCGTTGTCTACACTCATTAATTTGAATTCGCCTGGAACAGCAGTCACTGAACCTGGATTCACTGGAGTAACTTCCGCACCATTCATTTCTTTAAATGCCTTATCGGATTTATCTTCAATTGAACGTTGCAGTTCGCGATTGTCTTTTTCTGTTCGCAGTACATTAGCATCACCAAAAGGCAAAGCAATTAGGACATAACTGCGATAGCGTGTACCTTCGGACACACGTTTGATTTCCATAACCTGAACACCAGTTACGTCAACTTGTCTGCAGGCGGATTGAATAGCCAATTCAGTACGTTCGCCGCTGGATTTTTCTGTATCAAGACGATACATCTTACTGCGTTTATCTACGGTGCCACCTGATGTTGTACAGATTTTACCTAAGGCAAATAGTTTAGCCTTTTCATCTGCCATTCCAAGGTCGCCGCTAACTGCGGAACCGGCTGCATAGATCGCTGATTTGCTTTCTGGTAACTCGGTCATCCACTTGGGAGCCTTGTCCAAACTACGTTCAACATATTTCTCTTGACGCTCACGTTCAGCTTCTGCTCGTTTGTCAAATGTATTACTTGATGTAGTACCACAGGCCGCAAGAGCAGCGACTAACGGTAACAGTATAAATGCCTTTTTCATAATTGCCTTTCAGTGTTTGATTTACAACAAGTATAGTATAGCACCACTGCCGACCAAAGTCAACAGTGATGTTTACCAAAATGTTATTTGAAGAAGATCAGAGCCATCATTGTGGCTTGAATGATGAAACCAAAGCCGATTGTAACAATGTTTAGCATATCACGTTGCACAGTAGCTTTGACAAATAAGAGAGTGAGACCAGTCCAAACCAGCAATACCAAATCAAGACCAGGTAATCGATCTGTTAGTCCGCTCATGACAGCGAGCAAACTTGGAAGGGTAGAGGCATGTAATATAATAATAGCCATCCATCCAAGTGTTTCTGCTGAAATATGCGAAAATTTATTTTGGACAAAATCTTTGACGGTTTTGATATCAAAATTGAAATTAAAATATTTCATGCTTATTTCCTTTCTTTCTGTTTGTAAAAAATGTGATTACCAATTTGTCCAATTTTATCTAAGGGCCATTGTGGGTTGACATAGTTTGCATGATAGTATAATGCATGTTTCAAAATGTCAAGACTAAATCCTTCGAGTAATACCTTTTTGGCTACAGCATAACTTTCTTGATATGCTGTATTATTGATTGGACGTGCTTTGGCAGCAGAGTCACATGCCCATGAGAATTGGCATACTACTTTGTCCATAACAACATTTTTCTTATAGATAACTCCGCAGACGTCATCTCCAAAACGACCGTCTTTGACACGGTTCATTGTAACCTGTGCCACTGCAACTTTACCTTCAAACGGCTCGTAGCCGGCTTCACGATAAATGTTCATGGCCATGCATTCGAGTTGCTTTTCACGAGTTTTGATTGATACTACATCTGGCGCAGATGCAACTGGGTCACTGCGTAGTTTGATCATTTTAGCTTGGGTAATACCCTGCACCAAAAAGACTACTATTAATAAGCCAACAAGATACGTGGCTATTTTAACTGCTTTTTCCATAGTGTTCTCCTTTCACTTGGTGTCGTAAACGTCTACGACATTACATTAAGGGAGTAACTTCACGAGGCTCAATAAAAGAACCCTGACATACGTGTAGTTGTCTCCATTGGACGCACATGCTCATAACAATGTGTGCCTTTGGCGAACTTGACCGCCCGAATCTCACGGGTTTCTCATTGGCCAAGACCGCGGATCAATATCAATAAAACTTCGCTCTCGACATTGACCTACTATCTTGTTTCTTTGCGAAACGTATAATATATAGTTCATATTTTGGATATGAGGGCTAAAATGTGGAATTATCGACGCATTTTGGCAATATCTTCAGCTTCTTCATTGCTAAAGATAGGAACTGCATTACTTTTGTGCATTGTACCAATACCCTTAATCATAGTACCAGTATAGACCTTGTCCGGCGCTTTTAGACACGGGCCGCCAGTAAAGGGCAAGCTGTCAATTTTGGCTGTTTCACGAATAAACGGTTTTGTGACAACTGGATTCATAGCAGGCGCCGCCAATCCACGCTGACGTTTACGTTCCTCTGCTTCGATGCCCCAACGCTTCATAAGCTCTTTCCAAGACTCTTCTTGTTCGCGAGCTTTACGAGCATGTTCTGCCGAAGCAAACTTCTTTTTGCCTTTTTTCTTGCCTGTGGTACTGAGCCACGGACCTTCAAGATGCATACTCAAAATGAACTCCTAAATTGTTTACTATAGAACTATTATACACTCACTTTGTAAGTCTTGCAAGTTCTTTATAGCCATTATAAGTTGGATGAACAGTGTCAGAACTGCGATCAACTGCTCGTGCATCTAATATATGATCACCAAAATGTCGAGCAACCATCCAAACAGCTTTTCGTTTGGTTTCTTTAATATTTGGTAAAATCCAATATACGCGGTCTGCATCGACCAACTGTCGAAGTGCTATTAATTCTTCATAGGTATCAATATTCTTTGTATCATTACTGCCTAAACTAATAATAACAGTTTTGGCACTGGTATTACCTTTGGTATTGAGCACATGACGATTAACATAATTGTAACTGTTAATACCACTGACTGCATAGGTAACACATTCTTTACGAATCTGTCCAACACCGACAGCTAAACTGTCACCTAAGATTAAACATTCTAACATAATTTCTCCAATCATAAAACATAATGTAACATCTTTTGAAACTTTAGTCAAGAGAAAGCCCACCGAAGTGGGCTACTCATGTTTTGGATATTACTTGTTCATTACATACATTGTAACTTCAAAACCGAAACGCATTTCTTCTGCTGTTGGCTTGGTCCACATAGTATTTCTCCTTTATAATAAAACATACTGCATTAGTATGTATCACTATTATACGACAAAAACACCAGGTAAACCATACTAATAATCATTAAAGATCTATCAAGAATTTAACACCTTAGCAACACTATTCATTACACTGGCAATTCGTCCAATATCACGAAGTTGTTCTACAGTATAGCCTTCTGTCTTGAGTGTTTCATAATGTGCCTTAACACAGAAGTGACACTTGCCAACAATACTTGCAGCCAAACTAAATGCTTCAAAGTTTGACTTGGTGGTTCCGCCGTGACTTGCGATTGCGTTCATACGTAGGCCTGCTGGCAATCCTTTTAGAGCAGGATCGTCTGCCATTTCAACATAAGGATACCATACATTGTTCTGTGCCATGATACTTGCGGCAGTCATTGCTGACTCTGCATGTACCGGAGCATCTGCTAATATTACTGATAGGATTTTACCGTTACCAGTTGCGGCGAGTGCGGCCACAGCACAACCCATAGCCACATCAGCATCTAATGTACTACGCAGTAGGACAGCATCAAGATTTAACTTGGTGTCCTTTGCGTAGTCTGGCAACGCTTCCTTTACGGAGTCGATGAATGCCATTATAGAGTCTCTCCGCCTACTGTACGGTTACAAGCGCATAGCTCGCCAGTTTGTAGCGCATCAAGAATACGCAGAGTTTCTTCTGGACTACGGCCAACGTTCAAGTTGTTGACAGTCACGTGTTGGATTTCGTTGTTGGGGTCAACAATGAATGTGGCACGTAGAGCAGCACCTGCTGGAGCATAGAATACTCCCAACTGTTCAATCAATGACTTCTCACCACGTTGTGTGTCAGCAAATTGTGTGTGAGTGATCTTCTGTAAGTCACTATGTGCTTTCTGCCAGCTAACTTTGCAGAACTCATTGTCTGTGCTACCTGTGAGCAATACAGCATCACGATCAGCAAAGTCACCTGCTAACTTGTCATAGGCTACGATTTCTGTAGGACATACAAATGTAAAGTCCTTTGGATAGTAAACGATTACTTTCCACTTGCCTGGAAAGGATTCTTCAGTGATGTCAAAAAATGCATCTTCTGGTTGTCCAGGCTTAACACCTGTGACCACGAACGGTTCTAATTTATCGCCAACTGTTTTCATTTAATTCTCCTTGTGTGTGTTGAAAACTATATTCAGTGTTTATACTGATTGTTTATTGTAATAGTATTTACAAATAAGATCAAGCATTTTAATTGGTTTTTTCAATAATTATTTTAATAACGCTTATTGAAAAAATTAATAACAAAAAAAGAGCCCGGAGGCTCCTTTGATGTATTCTAAGAATTAATTAGAATGAGTACTTAACACCAGCGGCAACTGTGCTGCCGTTTTGGTTGTTAATCTTGCTTTGGCCAGCTTGGTAACGATAGTCAACTGTCGCGGCCAATTGCTTGGTCAACGGATAGCTAACACCTGCACCAACTAATGCGGCATAACCATCTTTTGCTGAACCGCTGTTAGCAACGTAGGCTGCACCTGCTTTAACTGCGATAGTAGCAGTAGCAACAGTAGCAACATCGTATGAACCAACTAAACTGTACTTGCTGGTATCTGTACCTTTGGTATAACGATCAAATCCAGCGGTTGCGCCAAACTTGCCAAACTTCTCACCAACGGTAAAGCCTGCACCTGGACGATCGTTTGAACCACCCATGTCATAGCTGCCATTAACTCCGACTTCAACAGCACTTGCTGAAAATGCGGCTAATGCCAACAAAGATGCGATTGCTAATTTTTTCATATCAATTCCTTTTTTAAAATAATGACTATTGTCATTCACTATTATATAGTGTTGATCAGTTAAAAGTCAAGAAAAAGCGGCATTTTCAGCCGCTTTTTGGTTGTTTTGGTTACAAGGTAAGTCCTACCCCGGACACGCTGTTTTTTAGGCAGCTAAAGCAAATTTGCTTTCATTGGCAGCACCGCGAACGGTATTACCTGTGAAGCTCATCGCTGTAAAGTCGAATGTATCTGCGTTTGCATTTACGATTTTTGCTTGATTTACAGTCATCGCCTACTGTGTTGCCTCTTTCGCTATCTCACCATGTCGAAGCCTGGTCATCCCCAAAAAATACACTATTTCAAATGCACTTTTTGGAGATGTCGGGAATCGAACCCGAGTCCACAATGCCTTCACTACGAAGGGATTACAACAATTCTATTATTTAACCAACTTACGCTGGATAAATGTTTGCAGCCTGCTTGCCTTTTTGTCCTTGTACTACATCAAACGTTACTGCTTGATTTTCCTGTAGAACTTTGAAGCCTGAGCTTTGTATTGCTGAGTAATGAGCAAATAAATCCTCACCACCGTTGTCTGGAGTAATAAATCCAAAACCTTTGGTTTCATTAAACCATTTTACTTTACCTGTTGCCATTTTAATAACTTTCCTTTAATATTAAATTTTACTTTCTTTTTGACTGTATGTCAAGAGTTTAGAATGCAAAATCATGTTTTCTGTTACTAATTTGGTTAAAGTTGCTAATAAAATCAAACGTTCTTCTTCTGTGTAAACATCTTTGTCAAATTGCTCAATAATGCTTGTACCAATCATTTTCATTGCTTCTGTCTTGCCTTGCTTGAATAGCCCCCAGTCAAATGGGTCACCATCTTCTACCGCAAATGCGATATCAATTAATTCTTCTAATGTTATTTTAGCCATCCTACCTTTTCTCCACTATCAATTCTTCTCTGGTGTTCTTCAACACTCCCAGGAAAACGCCAAGCCCAAATGGCAACAAGGGCCATAAAGCAAGCAGTACTGATAATGCCAATTGTTTTTACTCCACTAAAAAACATAATGATCAAACTGGTACTCATCATGAACAGCATAAAGAATTTCATCTTGGTAGGGAATACACGCTTCTCGCCCCAATTGGTAAGGAATGGTCCGAACAATTTATGATTGTAGATCCAGCGATGCATACGTTCGCTGCCTTTTGAAAAACAATAGGCAGCAAATACTACGAAGATACTGTAAGGTAGGCCGGGAGTTATAACTCCGATGTAGGCCATACCAAGGCTTAGAAAGCCAAGAATGTTCCAAAATAATTTTTTCATCTTGTACTTATCGGTTAGGCAGCTACGATTCGATTAATCCCGGCATTAGCAACAATGTCAGCATGTAGATTAGGAGTAAACTTGCCACCAGAGGCACCATTTAATGTAGCCAACCTGTTCTGTGGTTTTGATTTTGTAATACTGAGTCCCCCGGACGGTAATCCAGGGATAGCATAACTGCAATGTATCCATACAGTCTTAGTTGGCAAATATTCAAGTAACAGTTGATCGTACGGTAAATTCTTGCTCATCCATACAGCGATATCAAAATAGTCGTTTGAGTTAACTCCGCGAAATTGAAAGTCTGCTGCCTGACCAGTACCATGTTGTCCGCCACCAATGCTCGCACCATGGCGGAAGCTGTTGGTCATAAATGCCTTGGGATATTGTTTCTTTAATGGTTCGTAGATGTTCAGTGCAAGATTGGCAAGATTGTTAACAATCTGTGAAGGGGTCATTCCTGGATATCCTTGGCTCAATTGATCAATAGTCCTTGGAAATGTTACTTTTTTAATCATGTCTCCGAGGGTAGTTCCATTGGGAGTTAGAGCAGTCCCATAATCAAATGCTGTTCCAGTAATAGTAATGGTCTTACCATCGAAGGACTTGCCAGGCGGAACCCCAGGTCCTGCTGGTGTGATGTCTTTAGTGAGTGCATCATACTCTTTCTGTGTAATCTTACCTTCTTTCAAAAATTCGTCAGCCTGCTTCTTACCTTCTGCTGCGGATTCTTCGCTGCCTGTATCGTTCTGCTGAACAGCCTGGGCGATCGTTACGCTCGGTACTGCGTTTTGTTTAAATGCTGCTTTGGCTCGTGCTGCTTCGTATAATGCAATTTTTACACCGTTGGCCCAAACATCTTCAGCATCATATACTGGTTCAACTCTACCATTAGGGCCAAAGCGAAGCCCCTGTACTGCACCAAGCGGGTGAGTGTGTGGTTGCGGAGTCCACGGGCCTGCTGGATTGTTAGCCGGACCATAGGCTGGGGTTATGGTTTTAGTTGCCATTTACAGTTTTGGTAAATCTTTTATCTTATTAACGTAGGCTACAAATTCTTCTAATCCAATATTATAGTCTGTATCGTCATCAACATACAGTTTGTACATAGATGCCAGAATCATCCAATCGTAGACATTCATAGTCTTAACACCATCGGTCTTTGCTAAAGATTCAATAGATGAGATTTTAGTAGCAATTGTTTCAAGTGATGCTGCAATACGTGACAGATACGGACTATAGTCAATAGCGATGCCTGTATTAGCTTCATATAGATATGAGCTTGCCTGGGTACTGTCGTTTTGATCGAGTAGATCGTTTAATTTTGAAATAGCCATGATATACTATTTACACCAGCTGAATGCCAGTAGTCTGCTTAATAAACTGATCGGCAAATTGCTTATCTGTTGCTTCAGCTACTGTTACTGTAGTTTTTAACAACTTTACTTCTTTTTCTGGATTTACTGTAAACAGGTATGGCATCAGCCCTGGACCACTTGGGCCCATTCCTATAACCTGTGGATGACTTAATTTATAATAAGTTGCTGTTTCTTCTGCGAGCTTGGCAACAAGTTCTTCGCCCGATGTGAGTTTTAGGGTGATCACCTCACCGACTGTTACGCCTTTATCAATTAGCATTTTCTAACCTTTTCTTAAGTTCTTGGAATCCACCTACTAACTCGTCATCGAGAAAGATCTGCGGAACTGTACGTGCTGTTGGGATTGCTTCTAACAAATCTTCTTTGGTATAACCATCACCAATTTTCTTTTCTTCAAACACAATGCCCTTTTGTTTCAACAGTGCTTTCGCCTGGTCACAATACGGGCATTGGTACTTACTCCATACCACTGCTTTCATATTATTATCCTGAATATACAACTCCACCATTTTTGTCAGTGACTCTTACCAAAAGAGCTCCGCGGTTCTTTTTCTGTAGAGCTGCTGAAATAGCAGCTTCTTCAGTACCGTAGGTTCCTAAGTTAGTCCATGCTTCAAATGGGGATTTGTTTTTAAATTGTGCTTTAAACATAGTTTATTATATAGCCGGAAGTAGGTCGTAGTCAATATTTTCACTCATTACACCGATAACATAATTGGTGCTTTCGCTTTCCTGTAGGGCTGTTTGCTTTTTATGTGTATCGCTGTGTTTATTAAACCACGGAATAGGAGTCGTGCGTGGAGCAGGACCCTGATACTTAATACCAATTTCTTTTAGAGCGCCAACTGCTGTGTAGTCTACAAAGTCTTTAAGAATGTTAGCATTGAGTCCGATAACTGGTCCTTTTTGGAACAGATAATCAGCCCAGGCTTTTTCTTCACGAATTACATCTTCATATAATCTGTATACTTCACCCTCACATTCTGCCTTGGCTGCTGCAAATCTTTCATCTTCTTTAACCACTTGGTTGATCAAATAAGCAGTCCAACCTTTGTGCAGTAATTCGTCTTGCAGAATCAAGCTGATGATGTTACCATTGCCAATAAAGATCTTATTCTCTACCATTGCAAGACTCGTAGCGAAGCTAACCATAAAGCGGAATGCTTCGAGAGCATAGCTGGCATGTAGTGCCATATAGATTGCTTTAATGTGTGTGCTTTCATTAATCTTTTCGCCAGCTTCTTTACGGCAATTAATTTGGTGCAGCGCATCGTAGTAGTTGCCCACACTCGATGCCATGTCTACAATTTCTTGAGTATCATGGATTGTATTAAACACTTCCTTAGGCACGTTATAGATGTTACGAATAATATGACTGTAACTACGACTGTGAATGTTAGTTTCAAAGAATGTCCAGTTGTAGATAAGTGCTTCAAGTTCTGGCAATGAACATACAGGTGTGAACACCTGACTTGGCGCACGACCTTGTAGACTATCGAGTGCTGTTTGACGTAGTAAGTTTGAAGTGAAGATGTGTTTAACCGCATCGCTGGCATCTTTAAAGTCATTGCTGTCTTTGCTTAGGCTAATCTCTTCTGGCACCCAGAAGAAGCCACGTGCAGTTGTTTCAAAGTCTGCGATCTTTTTATATTTTACTTCTTCGAAGCGTTGGATGGTAACTGGGCCGGCTGGATCCAGAAACATCTTGCGATTAAGATAGTCTGTCTTTGTGTTTAAGTTATATTGCGCTTGACTCATTTACGTGTTCCCAATTTATAATTTTCCATTGATTCTCTAAATATTTTTTCTTGTCAGCTTGATAGTCGAGTGCCCAAGCATGTTCCCACCAATCGATCAGCAATACGATATCTTTTTTAATCTCGTGATTCTTAATAGTTTTAATCTTACCATCTTTAGCAAGATATACCCAACCACTGCCCTGTATAGTCATCGCTACCTTAAGGAACTCTTCTTTAAAGTTATCAAAAGACTTGTAGTGTTCTTCGATGAATGTTAAGATACCGCCTGTGGGCTTATTTGAACCCTTGGGTGATTGATATTGCTGAAAAAGAATGTTGTGTAAGAATACACCCGCCTCGTTGAATGTTGGATCACCTTCGCCCTTATTGTATCTTTCAGCGTAGGTTTTAGCCAGCTTGCCATAGTGATAGTTGATTGTATCTTCTGATATAGCTGGAGCCAATTCGTTAGCATCATAAGGCAAAGGTTTGATCTCTAAATGATCAGGTTTGCCCTCAAGCAAGACGTTTCTAATAAAACTGTAGGACATTATAGTTTACATGCCTCGCAGTCTTCTTCAATACTGGTTTCTACTTCACGTTCATTATGGAAGCCATTATAGTGTACTTCTGGTGTTGGCTCTGCTTGTGCTTTACTACCCGCTTTATTAATTAGGCTGTAGTAGAATGTTTTCAAGCCCCACATGTGAGCCTGCATTAGATTTTTAATAATTAATGTAGTAGGCACTTTACGATCAGCCCAGTGTGCTGGATTATAGAATGTATTAGTTGAAATACTTTGATCAACATAGGCAGCTAATACTGCGGCTGTTTTCAAGTAACCGTCACAATCTTTTTGTTCCCACATCATTTGATATTTGTTTTTCAATCTATGATACTCTGGAACAACCTGTACAAACGATCCTGCTTTACTTTCCTTAACACTAATCAAACTCATTGGCATTTCAATACCGTTGGTTGAATCAATTACAACGCTTGAACTTTCCACAGGAGCGATGGCCATCAAGGTTGCATTGCGAACTCCATACTGTTTCATATTCGTACGTAGTGTTTCCCAATCAAGTTCGGGAGCGAAGTCTGCAAGTTCATTGACTCCCTTGGCCCGTAGTTCCCAAGGAAAGACGCCCTTGCCGTATCGTGTATGTGCGCTATGCAGACAAGCCCCACGTTCTTTGGCAAGTTCAACTGTTGCTTCTGTTAGATAAAATGCTTGATGTTCCATCCAGCTCTTAACATCTTGTAATGAATCTTTCTCTCCGTACTTGAGTCCACGCTTGGCGTGCCAGTAGGCTAAGTTAGTTACACCAATACCTAATGGCTGTATCTCATCGTTACTGAGCTTGCTCTGTATCGACAAGAAGTCTTGATAGTCAAGAATGTTACACAGGCTACGCTGTAGAATCCTACAGGCTCTACGCATATCCTCTGGATTACGGAACGATCCCCAGTTAATAGATCCCAGTGTACATAACGCTATGCGCCCTTCCTCGTCGTCTAATCTCTTAAATGGACGGGTAGGTAATAAGATCTCACAGCACAAGTTACTTTGATAGATAGTATGATATTCAGGATCAAAAGGTCCCTGGCTCATAACGTTATCAATAAACACCAAATAGATGCGACCCGTGTCTGTACGTTCTTTTAGTATACCACTCTTGAACACTTCTTCCGCTGACATTACTTTCTTACGTAGGTCTTTGCGTTTTTCGTATCTAACATACAGCTCTTCGAACAGAGCAGTATTCTTGTAGAAGGCCTCATACAAGTCCGGCACTTCGTTGGGATCGAAGAATGTAATGTTTTCTTTATTTTTAAATCTGCGCCAGAAGAACGCACTCAAGACAACACCATAGTCCATGTGTCTTACCCGAGTCTCCTCAGTTCCTTGATTGTTCTTAAGTACGATGAGATCATCAAACTGATGATGCCAAATAGGATAAAAAACTGTCGCAC